TGACGTACAACACAAGGGGTGTGCCATTATCTGTGGCGCGGCCCCTTGTGTCTTTGAAGACCTAGAAAACGCACTCAAGCTGCGCCCAGGTGCCACCATCGTTGGGGTCAATAACGCAGCTGCAATAGTCCCTGAGATTGAGCATATCTGGACGCAGCACAATAGCTACGCTCAAGAATACAAAACCAAGGCCGGTAGGCCAATAAAAGTTCACGCCAGGGCAGACATCGTTGGAGATGATGTGGATTACTGGTGGACTAGCATGGTTGGCATAAAAGGATCGAGTGGGGTTGTAGCTGCAATTTGGGCCAAGGCTATGGGTTTCGATGAGGTAATTATGGCTGGCATCCCTTTGAGTGTTAGCAGCACCGATTACCACGCTCAGTACCCGGACAGCAAACCGGACAAGGTATTTGCGCCCACCAATAATATTGAGCATTGGCAGAGGTTTTTGTATATACACAAAGAACATGGACGCATGGATGGTGTAACCTCTCTTAGCGGATATACCCGCCAAGTTCTAGGAGCCCCATGTTAACTGTTGCCTGCGTTCTCAAGTCTGGCCGCTTTAGCCAATCAGCTGGCAAAGAGCCCTACACCCCAGCCGATGTAGAAAGATTGATGAATATGGTTGCCAAGAATCTTGGAGACCATAGGTTTGTCTGCTTCTCGGATGTAGATGTACCGTGTGAGCGCATACCGCTCAAACACGGGTGGCCAGGTTGGTGGTCTAAGATCGAGCTCTTCTCTTGGGTGTTTGATGGCCCGGTGCTTTACTTTGACCTAGATACCGTTATCTGCGGTGACCTGACCGAGCTGGCCGAGTACCCACATAAGTTCACTATGCTCAAAGACCTGGGCAAGCGCGATACCCCGGCAAGCGGAATGATGGCCTGGAACGGTGACTATTCGCACATTTACCTGACATTCAGGTCAGACCCATCGTTTTATATGACCATGTATTCCGGTAGCCTGAATCTTGGCGATCAGGCATTTATTGCTAAAAATCAAAAGCCAGACTGCTTGTGGCAGCAGATATTCCCCAATAGAATCTTCTCATACAAATTTCATCTTCTTGGCAAGCCAAAACCGGACGAGGCAAAAGTGGTTTGTTTTCATGGCGAGCCCAAGGGCTCTGGTTCAAGTGGCTGGGTAAGAGATATATGGAGTAACGCAAATGGCAGCAGGTGATTCCGCACTATCGATTTGTTCAGACGCTCTCTTGATGCTTGGCGCTAAAGCTATCTCATCGTTTAACGAGGGAACCAACGCGGCCAACGTGTGTGACCGGCTATACCCAGACATCAAGAACCAGGCACTTCTCAATTATCCTTGGTCTTTTGTTTACAAGAAGATTCAGCTATCTCAGTTAACCTCTACCCCAACCACAGAATACAGGTATGAATATCAATTGCCGGGTGATCGGATTGGGCCGCCCAGGCAGATATTCGTTAGCAGCACCCCCGGTTCTAGACCGATTAAAAACTACCGGATATTCCAAGACAAGCTGCTCACCAACGAGACCACTATCTACGCTGACTATCCGTATGCCGTCCAAGAGTACGAGATGCCGGTCTACTTTGTGCAGCTGCTCAAGTACATGATGGCCTGGCACCTGTCTTTGCCAATTACCGACCAAATTGATAAGACCCAATACTGGCAGGCAATCGCTATTGGGGCTGCATCAGAAAATGGCCGGGGTGGATATATGCGTACCGCTACCACCATCGATGGCCAGGGCCAGCCAATATCTGTGATTGAAGATTACAGCTTGATCGATGTGAGGAACTGATGGCGCGTTTTACGTCAATCCAGACCAACTTCTCAACCGGGGAACTCGATCCCCTACTGAGGGCCAGGGTTGACCTACAGGCATACTCAAACGCGCTTGAGGAGGCCACCAACGTAGTGGTGCAACCACAGGGTGGTATTCGCCGCAGGCCAGGCACTAAGTACGTTATGAGCCTGCCAAATAGCAGCTCCGAATCTGCGGCCAACGGAGTGCGCCTGGTTCCGTTTGAGTTCTCAACGTCCGACAGCTATATGCTGTGCTTTACCCACAATCGGATGCACGTTTTTAAAAACGGCGCTCAAATCTTAGACATCAATGGCGGCTCCCCGGATTATTTGGATACAAGTGGTGTCGGCCTTACTGGGGCTAGGCTGGGGCTTATCAATTGGACGCAGTCTGCTGACACTCTAATTGTTGTACACCCAGACATTCAGCCGATCAAGATTGTGCGTGGCGCAACTGATGCAAGCTGGACGGCAACCGCGATTACTTTTGACACCGTTCCAAGATACGCATTTACCGTGACAAACGAAGCTGGCCGCGCGGTAACGCTTACTCCGTCTGCTGTATCTGGTAAGGTGACACTAACCTCAAGTGCAGGAGCTTTCCATAATGGACTGACCGGAACGGCAACCGCTGGCGGGGCAAGCACTATTACTTTGCCGGGAACAGCCATAGCAGCCGATGATATTTACAACGGGTCAACGATAACAATTACTGGTGGCACGGGCTCCGGTCAGGCAAGAATTATCAGCGACTACGTTGGAGCCACAAAGGTAGCAACGGTTTCGGTTGCCTGGACTACACAGCCAGACAATACATCGACCTTTGAAATTTCCAACTTAATTGGCCAGTATGTAAACGCCGAGCCACAGGGCAGGGCTAAGATTGTCGCTTTCACTAGCAACACGGTTGTTAAGGCAGTCACAGAGTTTCCGTTTTTTAATACAACGGCAATTGCTGCTTCTGACTGGTCATTTGAACTTGGCTACGAGGATGTGTGGTCAAACACCCGTGGTTGGCCATTGTCGGTAACTTTCCATGAGGGACGGTTATATTTCGGCGGGTCTGATTCCAGACCGTCAACTGTCTGGGGTTCCAGGGTAGGGGACTTTTTTAACTTTGAACCAGGCGAGGGTTTGGACGATGAATCGGTTGAGGCAACGCTAGACACCAACACGTTTAACTCAATTGTAGACATTACCTCCGCTAGAGACTTTCAAGTATTTACAACCGGCGGCGAGTTCTTCTGCCCACAAAACGGCCTTGAGCCAATTACGCCGACTTCGTTTTTTATGAAGGGCGTTAGTAGAAACGGGGCAAGAACTGGGATTAGAGTGCTGCAATTAGAATCTGGCACGCTATATATCCAGCGCCAGGGCAAATCTCTAGAAGAGTTCGCCTACACCGACACCCAGGCGACCTACGTCTCATCAAAGGTTTCGTTGTTATCTGGCCACCTATTAAGAACGCCGACACGCATGGCGTTGCGCCGCTCGGTGGCAACCGATGAAAACGACCTATTGCTGATAGTTAACCAGGCCGATGGCAGCATGGCTGCGTTTTCTTTGTTGCGCGTTCAGAACGTGATTGCCCCAGCAGAGTGGACTACGGACGGGGAATTTCTCGATGTTGGAATAGATCTAACCACTATCTATACGGTGGTAAAGCGTACGATAAATAGTACGACTCAGTATTACATCGAAACATTTGATGGGGATATCCAAACCGACTGCGCTAAAACGGGAGGCGCAGCCGCCTCTGTCTCAATGTCCCACCTTGAGGGCAAGTCAGTTCAGATTATTTTAGACGGTGCGCTGCAAGCTGCCCAACAGGTTCCGTCTGGCGGCACGGTGACGTTTTCGCGTTCATCAACCACCTCCTACCAGGTTGGACTGAATTACACCGTTCAAGCGGTGACAATGCCAGCAGACATTAAGATTGCCGCTGGAACTAGGCTGGCTTACCAAAAGAGAATTCTTGAGGTAAATGCCATTGTTAAAGACACTCAACACATGGTGATAAACGACAATGAAGTCACTTTTAGAAACCTTGACACTCAAAACACGCTTGATGATCCAGTACCTGAATTTACTGGGACAAAAACTATTGATGGCATTCTCGGCTATACAACAGAAGGCAAGATCACTATTAAGCAAACTATTCCGCTAAAGATGACTTTGCTAGGTTTGGAGTACAAGATATCTACATACCCTGGGGCATGACATGAGCAGATTCGATATCAACGTCCACGGTCTACCGCTTGGTGACCCACACAACCCACCCGGATCAAGCAAGGTTCAGAACGATCCGTTTACCGCCGCAGCTGTGGCCGCGTCTGTTATGTCTGCCTACAGCTCATACCAGCAGGGTCAGATCCAGGGCAAGCAGCTAGAGCTCAAGGGAAGGTTAGAGCAAACCCAGTATGACCGCCGGGCGATCCAGTACCAGCAGAAGGCCAACCAGGTTCTAGAGCGGCTCAAGCAGACTAACGCCACCCTAACTGCAAAAGGATTTGCTGGTGGTGTTGATTCGTTTAGCGGGTCAACAAACATCGTTAGAGCTGCTAACGAAACAGCCGCCGGGCGAGAGTTTAAGATTTAC